ACCGTAAACAGTCGGGTTGCCCATTCCAAGGCTAGTTCCATCAAACGTCAGCGCCGTCCCACTCGTCGCCACCTTGCTGCCGTTCAGATACAGCACGCCGTTGGCGGTGCCGCCGGAGAGGGTCAACGCGTTAAGCGTCGCAACATCCGTGGTTTTGTTATAGGTAAACCCGGCATCGCCACCGATAGCGCCGCTGTCGTTAAACAGCACTTGCGTATCGCTGCCGCCGACGGTCGGAGTCTCACCCGGTACGCCTTGGATACCCTGCACACCTTGCGGACCAGTTGGACCTATGCTGCCCGATGCGCCTGTCGGGCCCGTAGGACCGGCCGCACCAGCATCGCCTTGCGGTCCCGTTGGGCCAGTCGGTCCCGCGTCGCCTTGCGGCCCTTGCGGTCCAGTAGGACCGGCTGCACCCGCTGGCCCAGTATCGCCCTGTGTGCCTTGAATACCCTGAACGCCCTGCGGCCCTGTGGGACCGGCCACGCCTTGGATACCCTGCGGTCCGGTCGGTCCGGTCGCTCCAGCGGCTCCAGCGTCACCTTGCGGCCCGGTAGGTCCGGTCGCGCCAGCATCGCCCTGTAACCCTTGCGGTCCGGTAGGACCAGTCGGGCCAGCCTCACCCTGTATGCCCTGCACACCTTGGATGCCCTGCGGACCAGTCGGCCCGACTTCGCCCTGTATTCCCTGTGGACCCGTGGGGCCAGTTGGACCGGCGACGGTTGAGGCTGCGCCAGTTGGACCAGTTGGGCCTTGCGCTCCTGTCGGGCCAATTAATCCAATTGATTGAATAACAACAATCAGTTGATGATTGTTAGCAAAATTGGTTGTGCCTGTGCCGCCCGAAGTGACTAGCGTAACGGGAACCGAAACATAACTATTCGATACAACCGTCGGCGTTCCGTTGACTTCCCATTTTTGGAAATTAGCCGAATTGTCCCGGTCTTGAAGAACGATAACGTCGCCGTCCTTCAAAATACCTAGGAAAATATCAATGTCTAAATTGTTTTGCTCCAGATGGCTTAAAACAATGCTAGTCGCGGAAATCTGCGTTGCGTTGTTCCAATACAAATGCCCGGCGGTAGGGACGCCGCTTGTGGCGGTAGTGTCTGCTTGATATTCGTAGAAACTCGACGATTGACCGTCGACGCCTTGCGGACCAGTCGGCCCCGTAGGACCGGCAACGGTAGACGCCGCGCCTGTAGGGCCAGTCGGGCCAATATCACCCGTCGGGCCGGTCGGACCAGCGACGCCTTGCACGCCCTGTATACCTTGTGGCCCCTGTGGTCCGGTCGGGCCAACTTCGCCTTGGATACCTTGGATGCCCTGCGCTCCGGTCGGGCCTGTCGGACCGGCGACAGTAGACGCCGCGCCAGTTGGTCCCGTCGGGCCGACTTCGCCTTGCAAGCCCTGCGGACCAGTCGGGCCAGTGCTACCTTGTGCGCCAGCCTCACCTTGGATGCCTTGCACACCCTGTGGGCCAGTAGGACCAATGACACCTTGGATGCCTTGGCTACCTGTAGGGCCGATAATGCCTTGCGGACCAGTAGGGCCAATATCGCCAGTTGGTCCCGTCGGACCGATAACGCCTTGGATACCCTGCGTACCAGTTGGGCCGATTTCGCCCTGTACACCCTGTATACCTTGGACACCTTGCGATCCGGTCGGGCCAATGTGACCCTGCGCGCCTTGACTACCCGTTGCGCCCGTCGGCCCTGTCGGTCCTAATCCACCGGCAAGCGCGGCTGATCGCACGATAACCGTATTGGTGGTTTCTTCGACAACGACGTTATTTAGCGTTTCATCGACAATAACGGTTGTGTTCGTCATCGTGTCACCTCGGCATCAACCGTGAATTGCCCTTGCACCAAACGATAAACGGTTGCGCCATTCACTAATTCGATGTCGTACACATAGCAACCCGCCGCGACTGCTGCGGTCTGCGTGGCTGTTGCGGTAACGGAGACGGTCCCCGCTGTGCCGCCTAGTAATATGCCGCCGTTTTCCGTAGTCAACGACAACAAAGTGGACGCCGATGTAACCGTCTCTCTAACTTGCATTCGCGCCGTGTAGCCACCCAAATTGATAGGCACTGCGGCTGAATCCTGCCAAGTGAAAACTCGACTAAATGTTGCGCCTTGATCGCAAACCAAATCATGTATGCCTGCCACAGTTAGACCTCCTGCACAGGTGCTTGAGGAGCAGAAGCAATGTTGACCCCATACGAGGCAATTATTTCATCCTCTGCTTGACGCTCTCGCATTACATCTTCCACATCTAATCCACGCTCTGCGAGGGCTTGCGTTCTTGTCATCAAGCCATTGTTAATTGCAAGAATCTGCGCCTCTGCTTCGCTGCGAGGATCAACCCATTGCCAGCCGCGCGGAACCCAAGTCGTATTGCTGAACTTGAAGAATTTGTTTGACGGCAAATTAACAACGCCTGAGTCAAGCGTTTGGCGCAGCCATCGCAAATAAACGGGCTGACAAAAATGCTCAATCACCCAATGCTGCACAGTTCTCCAATGATCGCGCTCCTCGAGTAATCCTTGACGAATTGAAGAATACGAAACAGCCTCGAGATCATTAGCAAGTGACGTATACGAAACGCCGAGGCCCGACGCGATACCACGCAGCATAGCCTTTTCAAAGTCACGAAATGCGGTAGACGGATGCTGCGGATCGTAACTCTTAAAATCTACGCCAGCCGGAAGTTGAGAGAACTGACCCGGTTGAACATCCATATTCAACGTGCCGTCTGGATTTGTTCCGTCTCCCTGATATTCATCTCCTGATTCAGAGACAAAAAATCCCATCTTAGAGGCCGACACTCGAGCGGCTACTAGTTCAGCCTCTTCGTAACCACCGAGCATTTTCAAGCGAGTCATCGCAGTGGCTGTCCAAGGAGTTCCGCGATTCTGCCCAATGCGATCTACACGGAAAGCGTGAATCATGCGGTCGGCAGGGATGCGTTCCGTTTTAGGACTTGTGTTGCCGATTTGATAATCATCCGGTGGTCTGACGCGAACGTGATAGGCGACCGGCTTACCGGAGGCATCGATCTCAATACCCATGCGGATTTGGCCTCCATTAGCCAGAATCTCATTCTTGTCTTGGTCGATAAGATCGGCGTCAATAAACTGGATACGGAACCGGAACGGGTTAGCATTATCCTCGACGAAAAGAACAAAGCACTCTCCGTCTCGCGCAACGCTTTCGATAAATACGCGCTGTGCATCTACCCAAGAGAGTCGTCCGTCTACGGTGCAAACTCCCGGCTGACCCCACGCATAGAAAGCGGTCTCGAGTTGCTGGTTCGCTACCTGATCAAGAATTCCGTTATTTTCTCGAGCGCGTACTTGCAGAGTTATGCCTTTTGGACCAACGACGTTAGTCGCAACAAGGTCTAAGTATCTCCGAGCATAATCGTTGTTCTGGCACAGATCGCGCGAACGTGCGCGCATTGCTTTAAGCGCATAACGTATATCGCTATCAGCAGTTTTTGTTTGCACTAACCAGTCGGAGAAAAGTCGCCCCGTGTTAGCAGCCTCAAAAGATCGCTTCTGAGGCTTTGGCTTCTGTCGTTTGAAATAATCTAATAGACTCATGCCGTAAACCTCACTCGAATTGTGGCGTTTGTTCCAAGCCCTCGTGCGATTTGCTCCGCACGACGCTCTCGGACCACCTCACCTTTTAGCCTCTCGCGCTCTGTTAAAAGGTCAGCGCGATTCCAACGAGAAAGCGATCTGCCGGCGATGGAGTAGGATGCCGCAGAGATATTTGTCGGATCTTTTAGATAAGCCTCAATATTGTCGAGCGCAATCTGTGCGAATGATCGCGGATCTTCTGAGGATGTAGACCGATTTGGCACAACATCAAAAACGCCCTTGCTTACCTCAATTCTTGCCGAATCAGAGGTGCGCGTGATGTATGCGACCCAGTGATAGCGACCAGACTGATAGTTCGCCGTCGTTGCCGAACTAACTGCTACCGTATAGGCCTCTGCCGAACCTGTTGATGAGATGGCAATGCGCTCTCCGGTAATCTCGCGTCGCGCAACATACGAAAGACTATAAGCCGACGAGGGATAATCGGAGACTAAATCGGTGCGCTTCCATGCCCATAGATCACCTGCTTGCAGCGAATCTGGTTCGCGCGTTGGGTAGTTAGCACTATCAAATTGATTTGCCATATTATCTCCATCCGTTCATCCAGCCGCCGCGCACAGGAGCCGGTCGACGCATCGGATTCTGTTGTTGCGGTGTGACCTTCTGCTCGACAACTGGTTCCACCTTACGGTTTGGCAGAACCATAGGCCCATGCCTTCCTATAAAGGCGGCATAAGCATAGACGAGACAGTCTAAGGCTTCCGTCCTACTTCCAGCAGAGCGAGGCTTATATGACCTCACCCGTCGTCCCTGCACCATACGATAGATCAACGTCTCGGCGGTCAACTGGTCGAAATAGACTTCATCGACCGAAACAGGAAAATGAATGTATCCTGCTCCCGGCTGGTGCACCCGCTTCAAGCGACCGAATAGAACGTCCTTCGCGGTATCTACACCGACTATGAATACCTGCGCCGAGGTTTTTCCCGCCCGTCCTGCTGACTTCGGCCAGATCAACCGACCGAAGCCACCCGCTCCCTTAATTGCCCAAACTCGTCGCGCTTTTCGTTTAGCGCAATGAGCGTAAACCTGTTGCGTGAAGTGACCGCCAGAGTCGATAGCAGCCGCTTCGATGAGCAGCGGTCTACCGTCTTCGGTCTCACGCTTTCTCGCTAGATAGCCGTCTAGGTCGTTCCAGAGCGAATCGGAGCCAGGATCGCCACGCAAGACTGCGTGATCTATAACCCACATCTCTTCATCGCGCCCGTAACCGACGACGGTCACCTCGAGCCGATCATCCTGTACGTCAACTCCCGCCGTCAGCATCAATACCTGTTGCGGTATTGATTGCGCTGTATAAGGTTCTCGACGTTGCGATAGCCCAACAGTTTCAACTTCCTCGCCTCGTTCCTCGAAAGTCTCCCCGAGTGAGGTATTGATCCACGTTTGTAAGGTCTCTGGAAACTTCTTCGCCTGTACAAAGGCAACCGCCATATCTGCCCAAGTAGACCAAGGTGAGTAGAGTTCGCTGATATGAAAAGATGCTATGCCGTTAAACGGCTTCGTCCCTCTCCACTCTCCGGCCTGTAGCATCTCGGCTTTGTCGGCTTCAGTGAGTATGGCGCCACACGCTACACAAACGTATTCGGCTAACTCAGGCTGACCTTCTGGCCACTTAACTTGTGCCCAGACTAATCTTTGAAATTCTCCGCAATGCAAACAAGGGACAAAATAGAATCTCTGGTCACCTGACTCGAATCCCGCCTCTACACGGCTCGATCCTTTAATCGTAGGCGTCGATCCTGCCAAAACTTTGCGACTCCAAAAGGTAGCCGTTCGCTTGCGACCGAGCGAGATCGGATCTCCCTCCGTCCCTGCGCTCGATGGGTATCGATCCACTTCGTCGAATAGCACGATGCGAATCGGACGCGATGCTAGTCCCGATGGGCTATTCGCACCGGCTACAGTTAAGTGCCCACCCGTAAACTTTTTATGTAGCAGCGTATTTCCGCTATCTCGTGCCTTCGGGTCAGCAATCCGTTCTGCGAGAACCGTCGTGTCTCGAATCATCGGAGCGAATCTGTCTTTGCTCCACGACTCGGCCATCTCTAACGTCGGCTGCACTAGCAGCATCGGCGCAGGATCTTGGTGAACGTGATACGCGATTACGTTATTGAGGATTTCGGTCCATCCTACCTGTGCAGATTTTTGAATCCACACCTCTCGGATATTCTCATCCGTGACCGCATCCATAATGCCACGCTGATACGGAGCGCGAGAAGTTCGCCAAACACCCGGCTCTGCAGCACTCTCGCTAGAGAGTTTGCGATAACGATCAGCCCATTCCGAGATCGTCAGTTTCGGCGGTGGTTTCCATGCCGCTGTCGCTTTCTTCAATACTTCCGATATGCTGATACTCGTCTCGATCTTCGGAGAGTTCGTCGAGAGCAGCGTCGATTTCTTCCCTGATTCTAGTTGCGATGACATTTGCATTTGATTGGCTTACCAGTTGCGGCGCGAGTTTCGTTGGCATAGCCAACAGTTTTGCTCTAGCACTCGCAATGTGATCTGCCCAAGTTTGCACTACGTCATTGACGTAGACCAACTCTCCTCGTTTAATGGAGTTCTCAATCGCTAGTTTGTCGCCCTGCTCTCGAGCCAGTCTCGTCTTTTCGGCTAAAAGGTCAGGCGTATCCGGGTTGACATTAGGGCCGCGCTTCTCGAGAGCATTTTGCAAATAGCGTATATACCACGCCATGCAAGGGCCGAGTTCATACTGCCCTCTACCTACCGTTGGCAGTCCCTCTGCCTTTAATTGGTGAACCCTTCGCGTAGTGAGATTTAACGCCTTCGCGATGGCTTCTACATTTACAGGCATTAGCGACTCTTAATCTTACGAAACTTCTCGTCAACAATAACAGGAGCGGTGTTCTTCCAAGTAACCTTGTGATGGATGCGTCTATGATTAGCCCCCATCTCAGTAATTTTCACCGATGAAGGACAATACAGTATCGAGTAGAAACTCTTGACGTAAGTTCCGTAGTCAAGATACAGATCGGTCATACCTGACGCATTACTTTGCGTCATCTTTTGTTGAATCGCCAAAAGAGGAATCGTAAAGAACAAATGACCTTGCAATGTTAGCAAGGTATAGGTATTGACGTCCTCGTTAATTCTGCCAATAAATTTAAAAGGCCGATCAGTACTACAGATAAAGGTATTCATCACCTTTCTAGTAGGCTTGATCTTTTTAGCCATCGATCCGTTCTTGCCGCCTATAAAATCGCCGCCTTGAGCAATCGCGATGGAGGTAGCAGGAATCGATTTATAGTAATCGAGCAGATGATCTAATACTGCATCAAGATTTTTGATGCACCAGTCACCGTATTGTTGCTTATCGTTAAACTTGTATCGAAAGTCCGTGTAATCGTCGTCCAACTGAAAGAAGTATTTAACGCCTATGCTTTTTGCGATATCGAAACATGCATTGCGAGCGTAGATAACTCCTCTGCGCCCGTCAAAGTTATCGCCCTCGTCAAAGGTCTTGGCAACTTCTTTTTTAGAGAAAACGAGAACCTGACCAGGATACCTTCTGCGGTATTCCTCAAGTGTCTTATCCTCGTCGTCAACGATAAGGTATATCTTGCCAGTATATCCAGAACGCTTAAGAGTGTTGATCGTATAAACGCGATCAGGCCTTCCATGCGTCAGGATAAAGGTAGCAAACTCGCTACTCCTCATCGTCATCGGAGTAGTCCTGTGTGTATTGCTCCATGATGTTTTTAGTCAAGGAGACGTAGCCGTTTTCAATAGCCTTATCAAAGTCAATGATTACTAGAGCCGACCGCTCCATCAACTCCTGCATCTCTGCATTAGCATGAGCATAGTAATCGGCCACTAGTCTAAAGTCGAAAACAGTATGACGTTCCGCAGCGAAAGCCAAGAACCGCTTTTCATCTTCGTTCAGATTTGAAGATTTAATATCTGCCAATAACTTTTCGACCTTCTCTCGATTGCAGAGAGATTCGATGCTTGGCTTATCGTTAGACGGCTCGTACTTAGGGGCTTCGATCTTTCTCGTATAAGGCTCTTCTGCTGCCTCTGCGATATCGTCCATCGACAGAGCCGCGATCTCTTCCGAGGTAAAGCCCGTCAGGTCGTTCGATACGCCTAGGTCGCCTAATTCCTTTAACTCTAACGCCAGTAGTTTTTCATCCCATCCTGCGTTAAGAGCAATTTTGTTGTCCGCAATAACATAAGCCCGTTTCTGTGCCGAAGTTAAGCCTTCGAGGCGTATACAAGGGACGGAATCTAATTCTAATTTACGAGCAGCGGCTACTCGGCCGTGTCCTGCAATAATTCCGTTTTTCTCATCTATCAGAACTGGGTTTGTAAACCCGAACTCGCGGATACTTCCCGCAATTTGGGCTACCTGTGCATCGGAATGCGTTCGGCTGTTCTTCGCAAAAGGGATCAAGTCACCGACTGCGATCGTTTCTATCTTTAACATGGTCAAGTTAAGATCACCGAATGGCTGTGTTTTTTCAACTTTACTTTAGTGAAGTGAAACCCGTACCGAAAGTTCTGTGGCTAGAAATAGCAGGGGGGCCGAATTACCCCCAGAGCAAGGCTCGTTGGGAGGACCCGTGACTCTGTGCATAACTTTTTAGCCAAGTGGTCGAGCCGTCCGGTTGGCAAGTTCAAAGCCCTTCTCGAAGTAGAAAGGGAGGTCGCGGTCGACGGCCTTCTTAACCAGTCCTACGAAATCGAGTCGCTTCCGATACCGAGGTGGGCTATCGGTATATACGAAGATCGGTCGGATGGTAGAGCCGAAGCCTGTACCGATACGTTCGTATATGCCCGGAGCCAGATGTTTGGTAGCCGTCCTGCCCGGATAGGCTACGAAGAATCCTGCTGACCGTGTGCGCCTACCCCGCTTCCGTTTGACTGGTGCGTTATTTAAAGGATCGGAGGCTATCCTTAATTGAGACATGATCCTATTAAAGTATCCGGCACTTACGTTGCCGAATGGGTCCAGCGGGGCTGCCGAGGTGGGTATAGCGAAGTAACCCGGTGGCATAAGGCCGTTGTTTATAAGCAACTTCTCGAATGCCTTTGGCTTTCTAGTGCCGCCCTTAACCTGTGCGGATAGGTACTTGTCAGCCGTACCGCGTTTGCTCGCCTCTCCAGCGTCGCCTAGGTAGCCATCCTTGAGTTTGACCAGAGCGAAGAGGCTTTGCTTGGTGGCTGGCTTTACATACGTTCCGTTAAGCGTATAGGGCTTCGGTCTATCGAATACCCGTTTCATCTCGCTAACGATAAACGTCTGTGCCTGTTTAGCCGTCTGCGTGAGAGCGTATGCGGTAGCGAATGGAATCTGATCCTTTCGCAGTCCGGTCAGATACTTCTCTGCTTCCTTTAAGTTTACGCGAACGTCTAACTGCATAAGTGCCTCGGTGGTCGGCTCAAACAATCAAGTAGTCATGTGGATGTGTGCCGGTCGAGGCGAGACCGTACTGGGAACAGAAACCCCAATTATGCGCGCTTGTATCATACTTTCGGGGCGTCTGCAATAAGCAAATAGAAATGTACCTTTTCCTCTGCCGTCCGTAGCCTACGCATTAAAGTTCGACGCGAGATATAAAGCCTAGCGGCCTTGAACCAAAGCGGTGCGGTCGTGCAGTAATACATGACCAGCACCTGTCTTAGGGGTGCGGAGAGTTTAGCCACTGCTGCGTCAATCTCGGCTATATCGTCTGGAGTGCCGGCCAAGTCATCCGCGGCTCTGGCTCCCGAGTTAGCGAATACGAAAGCCGAGGCAGAAGGGTAGCCCGAGACTGGTCGCCCCCGACACCATTTACCCCATTGTCCTAGCCGTACCCGTGTCCACTCGATCATCGAGCGCACTCCTGTTTGATCTTGGCATTGTACTTTTCATGCAAATCCTTAACCGTTTGCTCGGGCGTTCTGGCCTCTATCCATTCACCTCTAGGCTCCCAGACCTTTCTAGCGTTCTGCTGTATCTCGGACAGTTTCCCGTTCTTGCTCTTGATCTCCAACCAGCAGATGAAGTGCAACTCCGTACCTTCATCGCTCGACTGTGGAAGGAGTTTCAAGGCAAGTTTGTCAGGGATGCCTAGACCGGCTTTTGTGTAATCGATCACGCTGAATCCTGCCGCCTTAACCGCCTCGGTGATCTCCGAATCGTTAAGGTCTTTACGCATCGCGTATCTCATGGGATACGGTCGTTTATCCGCAGGAGCATATAGAGCAGGATCGCGTGGATGATCTCCCCTCCCGTCCACACCGAGATCAGATAGCAGATCGCAAATAGTGCGAGGGAGAGGAGAATGTTCATCGACCGTGAATGATGCGCCGTCTGCCTTCTCGCGTCATCGCCAGATGGCAGAGTTTATGATAGTCAAAGCCGCACATATCGCATATCCATCGCATCGAGCCGACCTTCGTCGAACTGCTAAATACCCACAGTCCTGCGGCTTTTCCTGTGCTTCTTTTGTTCATTTCGACGAACGCGCCGAGAATGACCGCCGCCCACATTGAGCGAATCGCGCTTATATCTGTATTCAAGTGTCAACCTATCTCTCTGTCTTGCTATTGCTCTCTGAAGTAGCCACTCGGGTAAAGGCTGGACTGGCAGCGGATCATGTCTCGCTGTGTTAATCAGTCGCCCTAACCAGATTTGCCACCACATCCGATTCGCTTTTTTAAGTTTAGGCGGTTCCATTAGTCATCGACTTTAACCGATTGATGCCGCGGTCGCCAAAGAATTTCCACACCATCGACTTAACGTGCGGATCGCCTAATACCTTTGCAGGGTCGGCAACTCGAATAAACTCTGCAACCTTTCCTTTTAACTCCTCGATGCGATCCGGGACATCTATGTCGTCCGCTCGTATCGTATAGCGAGCGAGCAAGGCATCGCAGAGACGTAGCCGCATGATCGGGTCGTCTATCACACTGTTCCAGAATTTAACGTTCCGCGCTTGCAACTGCTCGAGTTGGGCGAGGTCGGCGGCTTTTTGTTTATCGGTTTTCTCAACCTTTTCGCCCGGAGCGGGTTTCGATTTTTTTAGATCGAAGAGGCCTTGCCACTGCTGCGAGACTGACTGATCAACTACCGCTGCTTGATCATCTCCGTACTTAGCAAGTTTCATCGCAGCAGCGTGCATCGAAACGTCTTTAAGCGGCTTCTTGATTGCTTTGCGGTAACCGACCCACCGTTCCCATGCGGCTAGGTCTAGTCCCTGTATGTTAGAAACGTCCGTCATGCTGCCTCCAGTTCGCGCTTGATCCGCTCGACCGTTTCCGGTGATAGGTCTTGTGCGAAAGTCTCAGCGAGATCGACAGCCTCAAGCGATTGTTTTTCGGTTGGCGCGGTGATTGCGAGCATTAAAGCCATCTTAAAAGCGGCTTCTAAGTGTGTGATCTGAGTATCCATATAACCTCCTAAATACTCTATGACTTTTGGTGAATTCTGTGTGGTGAGGACGGATTACGCCTAGTCCTCATCACACAGATATGACCTTCGGAGCCATCCTGTTGTGAGCGACTTTTAACGGTTTCCCGTTTGCGGTTCGCGCTTCCTCACGATGTGCTGCGCGTCTAGAGTCCCGCTGCCCCGGTCTAGATTTAAGCGATATCTGCGCGTGGTTTCCCCGACCAGATATGCCGAGGGAGATAGGGATTGACGGAAGTAAAGACGATGCTAAACTACCTTCAATCCTTTTCATCCCTAGAGCAAGGATACCCGCTCCCAAGCGGGGTGTAAACCCCTGACGGAAAACCTCCCCGTCGGGGGTTTTCATTTCTACGCCCAGAACGGCCTCGGACGCTCTGTCCTGGCCTCGTCTACCGCCTCGGATAGCACCCGAATCAGGCTACTGACTAGCCGCCCTTGAGCCCGTAGCCGTCTAGCCGTCGCTCTGCGGCTCTGGACGTTCTGCCAGTAATAAGCCCTGTGATACTCAGCCCTGCTCATTAGCGGCCTCTGAGGGTTTCTGGAGGGCTTCTAGCCGAGTTCTATGCCTCTCGATGGCTACCGGCAGTTCGTACTCCCGACGGGGTGGGAACTTGCCAGATCGCCGCCAGCGGAGGACGGCTGGAGGGGTAACGCCGAAAGCCGCCGCCATCTTGTTCTGGGAGCCAAAAAACTGCATTGCTTCTGCGGGGGTCACTTTTTTCTCCTAGGGGGTTTACATTTGTTTCGGGGAGGGAGTATAGTAAACCCCGTTGATAGAGACAACTAATCCACAGATAGGAGATAAACAAATGGGCAACCGAGCAGTTATTACCTTCACTAACCACGCGACCTCGCCCTGCATTTACTTGCACTGGAACGGTGGTCGGGCTTCCGTCGAAGGATTCCTCAAGGCAGCACAGCAACTCGAACTACTGCCTAACAAGTTCAATCACGAATCCGAGTTTCTAGATAAGTTCGCAGAAATGATTGCAGAACGATTCTTCGACTGCAAAGTAGGGATGACCGTCTGCCGCGAAAAGTATGGCACAGCCGATACCGATAACTGGGACAACGGTGTCTACGTTATCGATCAGAAGTTAGAGATCATCGGGCGAATCTATCGACGCAATTCCGAAGAGACTGACTTCGCCAAGTCGGAATCGATCTGCAAGAGCATCGTCAACTGGTCACTTCAGGAGGAGGCGGCATAAGCCGTCCCGAGGAGGGTCTATGCGAATAGAACAAGACATTCCATTTCAGACCGCCGACGGCTACGAGTGCATCATGCACGTTGTGGTTAAAGCCGAGATCGGTGAGGATGATTTCACCTACGAGATCCAAGACATGGAGATGACCGAATTCCACGGTCAAAAGGTCAGCGTCATCCTTGACGAACTCGATATCAAAGGCGCGATCAGCGAACAAATCCACGCAAGTATCGACAACTATATCAGCGAACACGCGTGGGAACTACAGCAAGCCGAGGCTGACTACTTTCACGACTTGGCTTATGACCGTTGGAAGGAGAGCAAAGAACATGAGTAACGGGAAACTCCAACTGATTCTTATCGCAATTCTATTTGTAGTCGCAGCCATCAACGATCCTTGCGGGGATGGTGGATGTACAGCAGCAGAGGAGAGAGCCGCTCATGCAAAACGATGATTTTTGGAGACAGGTACAGGAACACGAACAGCAAATGCACGAGTTCGAGATGCGTATGCAAAACTTTAAGTCATCCGTTGCGGAGGTGATGGAAGCCGAAGCAAAAGCGAACAAGGCTTTATCGGATGCTCTGCAAGCCTGTTTGCGCGAGATCGATATCGTTCTAAATAAAGTCAACCAGAGAGGTGATTTGCAGTGAACACTAGTCCAACCATCGGCGCATTAGCCGCGGCACTTGCCAAGGCGCAAGCCGATATAACGGGAGCCGTTAAAGATTCGGCCAACCCGTATTTCAAAAGTAAGTATGCCGATCTCGAATCGGTGTGGTCTGCTTGTCGTAAGCCGCTGACAAGCAACGGTCTGTCGGTAGTGCAGACAACCTTGCCGACGAAACGAGGGCTGATGTTAGTAACGACTCTCGCGCATAGCAGCGGGGAGTGGATCAGAGGCTATATGCCGATCTTGGCAACCCAAGGCAAAGCGGGAGAAGTTAAAGAGGTCACCGCACAGGCTCAAGGCTCTGGCATTAGTTACGCGAGGCGTTATGCCCTAGCCGCTATCGTCGGCGTATATCA